CTCCGAAGGTCTTAATATTCCTTGTGGATGTCAACAGCGTAAAGATGCATTAAATAAAATATTTCCATATTCAACTAGATAATAATAATGGCTTTTAAACTTAGTAATCCTCCTTACGAACCAACTACTCCAGTTCATGAAGTTGAAATGGAAGAAGGCGTGCTTGGCAAAGCTGATAGAAATGGGAATATATTAATAAACAAAAATATCAGAGATCCTAAGCAACGAGAAGAAGTAATTGCTCATGAAGATTTTCATATAAAAGAAATTAAAATGGGTATTTTAGATTATGATGATAAATGTGTATATACACGTAAAAGCACTAAAGATAAGTGGAAATGTCATCCTAGATCTAAAATGAAAGAAGGAAGTTCTGCTTTAGCTTGGGAACAAAGAGCACATAAATAAATATAAAAAAATAAATAAAATGGGAAAAGGAAATAAATCAGTAGGTCAAGTTCATCCAATTATAAAACATATGAACAATTTAGGAGGTAATCCTGAAATTAAATATGATCCAATTTCGCACGACGAAAAAGGTATGGGTAGAGGTGGACATTTAGGTACAAGTCCTCTTAATCGTCACCACTTTGAAAAAAAAGCAAAGGTTGAAAAAGATCCAGGAGATTGTGGAGCAGGAATGAGAAGAGTAAAAAAACCTGACGGAACATGGGGTCCTTGTATGGCCGCTAAATAATGAGTAAAAAAAAACCTTTTAAAGAGACTGGGGTAGGTAAATTTCTTATAGAAAAAGCTCCTAGTATTTTAGGTATTGTGGGTGATGCAATTTTACCAGGTAATGTTATTTCAGAATTAATTTCTGGTAATAAAAGTTTATCTGAAGCTGATAAAGAAATTGCTTTACAAAAACTAACAATAGAAAGGGCAGAAATTGATGGGACAACAAGGCGCTGGGTTGCTGACGCACGATCAGGAGCGTGGCTTGCTGCTAATGTTCGACCACTAGTATTAATATTTTTAACAATAAGCTACGTAGTAGGTTGGTATTTAAGTTATCCATTAGATTCAATAACTGGTCTTCTTACTATAGTAATTGGAGGCTATTTCGGTTCTCGTGGAGTTGAAAAAGTATTCGGAAATAATAAACACAAATAAAAAAAACAAATGGGAATTTATCAAAAAAATTTAAGTGACGCTTCCACTCACGCAGTAGCAATAGAGGTTGTAGCTACTTTACGAGCTCCAGGTGCTACCGCAGCTGGTATACCTATAGGTCAATTTACAGATACAACTGCTAATATTGCAGCAACAGCTCAAACAGTTACAGCTTATGCATCTGGAGGTACTTTTTTAGGTTCTGCTAGTAATGCACAAAATAATCAATGGGGAGCTTATTATACAATTGAAGCTAATGGTGCAGGATCTATTACAAACGTAAGAGTAGTACAAACTAGACCAGATGGTTTAAATCAAGGAGCAGCTCCAGGAGCTCCAACTAATCCAGGAGCAGGACCAAATATGGCTATAGCAGCACAAACTGTAGTTTTTAGTGCTTCAGATTTAAATACAGCTTTTGGTCAAACTGATATAACTGGTACATTATCAATAGCTTTAGCAGGTACTGATTTTCAAGCCCCAACAACGGGTGCTGATGCTGGAACTAATGCTGTATACGATGCAGAACCTGGTTATGATGGTTTTGGATTATATGTAGGTGGTGCTGGTGATATAAAATTAGAGTTTTCAGCCTCTCCAGCAAATCAAACAATATTAGTAAAAGCCGTTCCAGTTGGAACTACTTTAGATATGTTAGTAAGAAAAGTATATACTAACGATTCAACAACTACTGCATCTGAAATGATTGCATTATATTAAATAATTATTAATTAAATTAAATTAACTCAAATGACAAAAGAAGAAAATAAAAAAGAAGGATGTTCATCTTGTGATGAAAAAAATAAAAAAACTGCAGGTAAAATTACTCCTGAACAATTATCTACTATTAAACAACAACAAGAAGATATAACTAAATATCTTAAAGAAATTGGGTTTATAGAAACTCAAAAACATGGTTTATTACATAAATATGCAGGTATTGTACAAGATGCAGAAGAATTTAAAACAAAACTTGAAGAACAATACGGTGGAATAAATATAAGTCTTGAGGATGGAAGTTATACAATGATAGAAGATAAAAAAGACGAAAATAAAAAAAGTGAGTAGTAAAGTTATAAGAAAAATCAGTATTGGATCTGATTATAAAAATGATGCTATGCACTATGCTATATCTCAGCAAGTGTATGGTGGTCATACTATCTCTCATATTTTATTTAACGAAGAAGAACAATCTTATAATATATTTATAAAAAAAGAAGATGAAGTATTGCCTTGGAAAAAATTTAATTCTCATATGGCAATATCAGTTGAATATGATTTAGAATATTAATGAATAGTTTATATCAATTTATTATAAAACCTATTGGTGCAAGATATAAAAATAAAATTAAAATTGAAGATAAAGAATTAATTATAAATTCTACAATATCTAATCATAAGTTTATAAATAGAGAAGCAGAAATTATATCTTTACCACTTAATTACTTAACTTCTATAGAAAAAGGAGATAAAGTTATAGTACATCATAATATATTTAGGCGTTATTATAACATACAAGGTAAATCGGTAAACAGTAGTAAATATTTTAAAGAAGATTTATATTTCGCCTCCCCCTCTCAAATTTATATGTATTATAGAAATAATAAATGGAATACACATGAAAATTATTGTTTTGTAAAACCAATTATTGAAGATAAAAAAATCATAAAGAATACTGGTATATTAAAATATGGTAATAGTTCATTAAAAGTTCTTAATATTAATCCAGGTGATCTGATAGGTTTTAAACCATTAAGAGAATTTGAATTTATTATTGATAATGAACTTTTATATTGTATGGAATCAAATGATATTGTAATTAAATATGAACACAAAACAAACCAAAAGGAGTATAATCCAAGCTGGGCAAAAAGCAGTTGAAGAATTAATTAAAGTAGCTAAAGAAAAAATAGTGGATTCAGAAGATGATGTATCTGCTGATAGATTAAAAAATGCGGCTGCAACTAAAAAATTAGCTATTTTTGATGCATTTGAAATACTAACACGTATAGAGGAAGAAGAAAATATGTTAAAAGAAATTAAAGATGAAAAACGCGGAAATAATTTTCAAGGATTCGCAGAAGGGAGATCTAAATAATGTATACCCAAACTTTATATAAAATTTTACCTAACCATATTAAATCTAATATAATAAAAAGAAACAATAGATATAAAAAATGGAAGACAGGTTATGATAAAGAAAATGATATTGTAGTTATAAGTAAAACTGGAGAAATTGGGGAAATATATGAAATCCAAGGATTAAAAATTGCATTACCACCTGAAAAAAAAGTATATAAAAGAGCACAAAAGAAAGACGAACAATATTGGGAGGTATTTAATTATCCAAAAGAATTATCAAGACTTAAAACTGTATTTGATTGGAATGACCGATCTCTTGATTTTAAACATAAATGGTATGATTATATTGATGAAGAATTTAAAAGACGTGAAGAAGGTTTTTGGTTTTATAACAAAGGTATTTCTACTTACCTTACTGGTTCTCACTATATGTACTTGCAGTGGACCAAGATTGATGTTGGGAAACCAGACTTTCGAGAGTCCAATCGACTTTTCTTTATTTTTTGGGAAGCGTGTAAAGCCGATAACAGGTGTTATGGAATGTGCTACCTTAAGAATAGACGGTCTGGATTTTCGTTCATGGCATCGTCAGAATTGGTACATCAAGCAACAATATCTAGCGATTCAAGATATGGAATATTATCTAAGACTGGAGCCGATGCTAAAAAGATGTTTACAGATAAAGTTGTACCAATATCGGTTAATTACCCATTCTTCTTTAAACCCATACAGGACGGGATGGATCGTCCCAAATCGGAGTTGGCCTATAGGGTACCGGCATCAAAATTTACACGAAAAAAACTCGATCAAAATAGCAAAATCAAAATCATCCAGGGGCTCGATACGACCATTGATTGGAAAAACACGGGGGACAACTCCTACGATGGGGAGAAACTACAGCTTCTCGCGCATGACGAATCAGGTAAATGGGAGAGGCCGGATAACATCCTCAACAACTGGAGGGTCACGAAAACGACGTTAAGATTAGGTAGTAGGATAATAGGTAGATGTATGATGGGATCTACTTCTAATGCTTTAGATAAAGGTGGAAATAATTTTAAAAAACTATATGATGCTTCAGATGTTACAAAAAGAAACCGCAACGGACAGACTAACTCAGGATTATATAGTTTGTTCATACCTATGGAATGGAACTACGAAGGGTACCTTGATACTTATGGAATACCTGTATTCGAAACTCCGCAAAAAGCGATCCCTGGGATTGATGGATCCAAGATTGAAATCGGAGTCATTTCCCACTGGGAGAATGAGGTTGAAGGATTAAAAAATGATCAAGATAATTTAAATGAATTTTATCGTCAATTTCCAAGGACAGAAAAACATGCTTTTAGAGATGAAACTAAAGAATCTTTATTTAATTTAACTAAAATTTATGAACAAATTGATTATAATGAAGATTTAAAAAATACAAATGTAGTAACTCAAGGAAATTTTCAATGGGAAAGAGGTGTAAAAGATACTCGAGTAATTTTTATACCTCATAATAATGGAAGATTTTTTATATCTTGGATTCCTCCACAAAACTTACAAAATAGATATTTAATTAAAAATGGTATTAAATATCCTGGGAATATTGATTGTGGATCTTTTGGTTGTGATCCATATGATATATCCGGAACTGTAGATGGTAGAGGTTCAAAAGGATCGTTACATGGTCTTACTAAATTTACAATGGAGGATGTTCCTCCTAATACATTTTTTTTAGAATATATAGCAAGACCACAAACTGCAGAAATATTTTTTGAAGAAGTATTAATGGCTTTAGTTTTTTATGGTATGCCATTACTTGCAGAAAATAATAAACCTAGATTATTATATTATCTTAAAAGAAGAGGTTATAGAGGATATTCTATGAATAGACCAGATAAAATATATAATAAATTATCTATAACAGAAAGAGAAATAGGTGGTATACCTAATTCAAGTGAAGATATAAAACAAGCTCACGCTGCTGCTATAGAAGATTATATTGAAAATTTTATAGGTTATAATGGAGAAAATTATGGGGATATGTATTTTCAAAAAACTTTAGAAGATTGGGCTAAATTTAATATTAACAATAGAACCAAGCATGATGCTTCGATAAGTTCTGGTTTAGCTATAATGGCTTGTAATAAAAATAGATATAGACCAACTGCTGAAAGAACATTAACTAGCGTACCTTTAGGTTTTAAAAAATATGATAATAAAGGAGTGAATTCAAAAATACTAAATTAGATGGTTAACATTAACTATAATAGTGCTTTTCCGGATCAGGTGGTACCTGAAGAAGAGAAAAAATCTAGAGAATATGGGTTACAAGTAGCTCAAGCTATTGAAGGTGAGTGGTTTAGAAATTCTAGTGGACAAAATAGATTTATTAGTAATTTTCAAAATTTTAATAGATTAAGATTATATGCTAGAGGAGAACAACCAGTTCAAAAATATAAAGATGAATTAGCTATAAATGGAGATTTATCTTAT